CGTGTTCAATCCCGTCCGGACCTGGACCGTAGCAGGTGAATGCGTCATCCCATTTCTCTATGCCGCCGTCTGTGCCATCGGTTCCACCCTTGGAAACGAAGTTCATTGTTGCGAAACTGATGTGGTGTATTGCCATTGTGGATATTTATTCGTGAAAAAAGCGATGCCAAATAAATTTGACACCGCTTATTTTTATTAGTCTAACTAGGCTTACGTGAAACAAGTAGCTAATGAACCATCTGATGATAAGAAACCATCAACGTTCCATTTGCTTACTGAGATAGCCGTACAATGTACGATTGAACCAAGTTTACCACCTTTGGTACTTCCGTCCATAACGATCTGGTGATCCGCCGCCGCTGGTTGGTCGAAACCAAATGTTGCAACGTTTTCATTTCCTTTAGTCAATGTACCAAGGTCAGTGAAGTCATTAGTGATCAACTGTCCTTGCATCGTGTCAGCCGAAGTTGCACCTGTGATAGTGAACGCATTTGACGTGATTGTTGTTCCAACGTGGATTGAGTATGTCATTCCTGCAACAGCTGATGGTAGAGTAACTGTCATACCTGCCGCCGCGTTTCCTGTAATAATCGATCCTGATTGTGCCGCTGTAAGAGCAGTAGAAGCAGTGAATGCCGCTACGTTTCTTAGTGTGTTTAAAACTAACGCCTGACCACCAGCCGTAGTTCCATCCGAGATAAAGAACTGATTACTTGAATCATCGAAGAGTAAATCTCCGTCTCTACCTACGTGTGAAGCTCTAGCTTGAGCAATCGTTTTCGCAGTTATTTTTCTTGTTGCCATATTTTTTCTCCTTTATATGGGTTGGGACTGTTATAACATAATTGTTACTTTCATACCTTTATACAGTGTAGTGAATATTTTTTGGAGATCCACTAGACCTTTATACATACCAGTCTGTACGGATATTTACCAGATATATTGCGGATTTAACGTGTAAGATTAAACTTATCGAGGAATTCTTCTGTAGTAGGATGTGTTATCTTGCCCTTCCATGCTAGATCCTTGGGCTTGAACCATCCTTCGGGGATGACACGATGGAAATTGATATCGGGATAGTCTTGCAGACACTTCTTGGTCTGGTTCATCCAGTTGCCATGGAATGTTGCATCGTCTTTGGACCGTTTATAGTTCCTTGTGTCCTTGAACATGTTGTTGAACATCTTTCTATTGCCTTTGTTGTCAACATCGTGTCCCATGTAGTCAAAACCCAGGATGTATATTTCTTTAAATCCGTGATCACAAGCCATCCTCAGTGCAGTTGGCCCGGAACTCCATCCCAGGCTGGGCTTGAACCATCTTATATGCGTTAAGGCCACAGGATTCTTGTTGTACTGTCCATTGAAGTTGGACCATACCTGGTGATTCTTGGGATAATCTGTTTCCACTATCTCGAATACCATCTTGGGATCAACTGCTATCAGGTAGTCGGGTGTCTCTGTACGGAATATGGCATTACAGGCATACACCTTGCCGTGCTTCTTTAGTTCATCCACACGGATTCCCTTTCGAGATTCGCCATTGCCTAATACGAAAGCTACTTCCGTCATGCTATAATGCTAGATCGTCTGTTCCTGCAGGTTGTCCATACATCTTCTGTGTGAACACCGCTTCTTCCTTCTGCTGTGCATCGTGTGCCTCTGATGCAAGTCTCAACGAATTGATATCGCTGAATCTAAGTCTTGTTTTTCTTGTGTCGTTATCGTCCAACACAGAGATATCGTTCTCAGGTTCATATGTCTTGTCCTGCTCAAATCCGTCTGCTGTGTGTGTGAAAAATTCGTTAAGTTTCATAATCGTATTTAACCTTAAACCTGTCCGGCTGGACCGCTTCCGCCTGCTCCACCACCTGGTGTCTGTCCCGGTGCTCCCGGTCCTGGTGCTCCTGGTTCTGGTGCTTCTGGGTCTGCTGTTGGTTCCTCGAACTGGTCTAGGTCACTTGATATGCCCGACTGTGTGACTCCACCTGCTCTCAGTTCGTTATTCTTGGTCTGTTTCTTCTGAGGTACGTTGTTTTCCTCTGCCCATAGTTCAGCATTCCTTGCCATTTCCTCTTCGGTAAGTCCAAGGTATCTTTTCAGTGCGAATCTTTTACTCATGTATGGCAGTTCTGCAACCTGTGTGAATGTTCCAACCCTGCTTTGATCCATTTCTGTCTGTCTGTACTGTGCAAAGTTCTGTGGTGGATTAAGTTTAAGCTCAAACATCGAGTTGTCAATGTTGTAACCTTTGGATTTGATCCATAGCTTGAATTCATCATCAAAAGTTGAAGCCAACATTGATTGTAATCTTGCACAATACTTGTTGAATCTCAATTCCTGTATGTAAGCCGTTCCAACCCTACCATCATTGTACTGTTGTCCGCCGTCTTCCGCACCTGTTGGTAGATAAGAACTTGGAATCCTCAATCCTCTGAATAGTTTGTTAGTGAAAAATCTTAGATCATCAATCTCACCTAGGTTAGTACCACCCGGCAGTGTGTCTACCTTAGATCCCCTACCCTCTGCTGTCTGTGGGAAGAAATAATCTTCATTTATTGACATTGGGTTGTAGGTTGCATCAATGAAGTTAGTACCACCCGATGTGCTTGGTATCCTTCTTTGGTTGATCTCGTTCTTGACTCTCTCAACGAACTGCATTGCCAAGTGTGTTGGCATGTTACCCACGTCGATGTAGAACACTCTTCTCTCAGGTGCTCTCTGAACCCTGTAGATTATGATTGCGTCTTCCAATAATTCTTTCTGTTTGTAAACTTTGAACACCTGTTCCAGCACTGACTGTCCGAAAGGGAATAGGTTGTCTAGACCATCTGACATACTCATGTGTATCACATGCTCTGCATTGATGTTGTAGGCGTTCATCGTCTTGTAGAATCTTCCACCCTGTCCACCTGTTCCGCCCATGTTGGCTCCCTGGCCCTGTGCCGCATAGTTCTGACCATAGGCCGCGTTCCCGCCACCCGTTGTCCCTGAACCACCGTAAGTCTGGTTTGGTGTTATCTGTGTTGCACTCAATCTCTGTAGGTTAGGATTGATGTCCCTGATCACATACTGTTCAGGTTTCTTACCTTCCGATTCATTTACAACGATCCTGTCAACTTTTGCGTTGTCAATGTACAACCATTTCTGTGTCTCTGGATCTCTGACGAAGAAACAGTCTCCGTATTTCAGTGCGTTCCTGAATATCCTAAATATTCTCTTCTGGAACTGATTTGATCTTGTCCATTGTTGTAGTGCTTTCTTTAATAACTTAACTTCGTGTTCTGTTGTCTCATCCTTGAACACCAGATCAAATGGAGTTTCGTTCTCCGTGTTCTGCTGTGTTGAAAATTCTGCTAGGATGTCCAGTGCCGCATTGATCTCCGAGTCTGAATCCATTTGGTCATACTGGAAGTATCTCTGTATCCTGTTGGGGTGTCCTGTGTACACGTCCGGCAAGTAAGAACTGTAATTCCTCTTTGCGAAGTTGGGTACCTTTTCCCCCGATATGGGAGACATGTTTGCGTCTTTAAAATATTTTTTCCAAGCCATAGTAATATGTTACACTTTTTTGTTCATTTGAGCAACCTAAACCATTCCCACTTGGTTACGATCTTTTCTAGCGGTTGTTTCCACTGCCTTCAAAGCCCTGCTTTCGACTGCTACAAGCGTATTTACACTATTAACCATGCTTGTCAATGTCTTGTTGGCGGCGTTTAGTTCTGTTACCGTTGAGTTCAATTTCATTTCCAGTGCTTCCGTGTTGAATGTGTTCTTTAGATCCTGGTTAGAGGTTACAGAACTTGATGTTCCTGCTGTTACCATCTCTGGTCCACGCTCACCTGTTAGATAAGTCTTGCCTGCGTCCATTGGACCACCAAATGCACGTTTGTTCTGTGTTGCCGCATAATAAGCCGAACCTCCACCTATGGCGGCACCCAAGGCTCCACCAATCGCTGTTCCTATACCGGGTAAGATCATTGAACCTATCATTGCACCTGTCATTCCACCACCGGCCATAGCCTGCAATCCACCCATTACTTTGCCTCCTGTTGTCTCTGCCTGACTTGCCTGTGCTACTCCTCCAACTCCCATTGCCAGACCCGCCGCACCTCCAACTCCCTTGGCGGCCAGACCTCCTACAGTTCTACCTGCGCCACCTTTGCCAAATATTCCACCCATCCCACCGCGGATATGCGCCGTACCTATTCTGGTACCTGCCGCAACTATCGATGTCTGCTTGGCCGCATCATATAATAATTTCCCTGATAGTCCTGCTATCAACAATCCTGCTGTCAGACCAGGTGCCTTGGCTAGTGCTCCTGCTACTGCTCCACCGGTACCAAACGCACTTTTCATCATGCCTACTAGTCCACCCAGTGCCGGACCGAATGCTTTCAGCAGTCCCGTCTCGATGCCTTGGAATTGGCTGGATAACACTTTGGTCGCCTGTTCGAACGATGTGAGGTTGCCGACCAGACTGCTCACAGACTGTTCCTGTTCCCGGAACACACCATTTACGTCCACAATCCTGTTTCCTAGATTGATCACGTCACCTTGTAATCTTAAAAATTCTACCTGTCCTGTCACAGTCGCCTTGCCAAATCTGTCTATGCTCTTGGTTGATGCATCTCTGATCTGTCCCAGTGCCTGTTCCGCTGATATTGTGCCGTTGATCAAACGTCTGATAACGTTAGAAGCTTCCGGAATGTTCTGTACAAGTGCCAGTGCCGATTCAGTTACCGGAACTCCTGCGTTGGCTATCAAGTCCTGGAAGCCTTCGTTAAGTCCTGGTGCTATGTTGCCCACTGTTGCGGCAAACCCTTGTAATCTCTGTCTTGCTTCTTCCGTTGCTCCTTGCAGTGCTACTTGGAATCTTTCATTTGATTGTTGTTGCTCTATCTGTGACCTTAATTCATCCCTCTGGGCACCTGTAAGTTTTGCCAACCTGTCCAGTTGTTCAGCAAAGTTAATGGCACTGTCTCTTTGTTGTCCCCTTGTTAAGGTATCCAACATGCCTGTTCTTCTCTGCGAATCTAAATTCAATAGCAGTGTTTCGTTTATCTCGTCAACGGTGAATCCCAGTGGTGCCAGTCTGTCGATACCGACTTCCCTCGTGATACGTCCTAGTGTCGCAATCTCTTTTGCACCCTTGGTAGTGGTACCAAACAGTGCCGCCAAGTTGTTGGAGTTGCTTGCCACAAGTTTGGCGAAGTCATCCAGTGGCAGTGCCGCCTCTCCGGCCGCTAACCTAAGGTCCACTATGGACTTGCCAAAGTTTGCACCCGACTGTGACAACTGTCTGAATGTTTCTATGTTGACATCTAGTCTGTTACCAATTATTCCTAAGCCTTTGACGTTGTCGGTGAACGCACTGATTGAGCCTGTTCCCTCGAATGCCGCCTTGCCTAGTCCTACAAAAGATTTACCAACTTTTTGTATTGTTTCGTTGTAGTTCTTGTTGGTCTCTATTAATTTTTCTGTGCCTTTGATCTGTGCATCAATTTGGTTATAACGTAGTTCTCCAATCTTGTACTGATTCCTTGCCTGCTCTAATAAACTCTTTTTCTGTTTTAATGAATCTTCATCGGACTTGCTAACCTTTTTTGCCAGATCCAGTAGTCTCTTGGATTCTGTCGCGGCCTTGATCCGTGCACCAGAGGCTCCACCACCCCCGCCACTACCACCACTATCTATGATGTCCTGTAGATCCTTGATTATCTGTGTTAGTGTTGCCATACGACTTTTAAAATTACCTTTTTATACGCACATAAATATTGACATGTACATGCTTTTAGTGTATATTTATAGAATAAAAAATGACTGAAAACGCAAACCCATTAAACAAGTACTTCAGACAGGCATCCATATATGTCAAGTTGCCGTCAGGCACAGACTATCCCGCAGATGTTGTAGCAAAGTCTGAAACAGGTGAGATTGGCATAATGCCCATGACTGCCAAGGATGAAATCAGATTCAAGACACCGGACGCACTCATGAACGGACAGGGTGTTGTGGATGTGATACAGAGTTGTGTGCCAGACATCAAGGACGCATGGCAGATCAAGAGCTATGACCTAGACACTATTTTAGTTGCCATAAGGATCGCCACATACGGTGAGACCATGGAGATAAATTTCACAGTACCAGGAGCCAATGAACAGGTTGCACACACTATCAACCTACCAGCCATTCTGGACCAGATACAGCAGACGAAAGTTGACAGCGATTTCACTCTCAAGGACGGGCTGAAGATATCAGTACAACCGCTGACATACCGAGACATGACTTCAACGTCACTACAGACATTCCAACAGCAGAAGATGTACAGTGCTGTGCAAGACTCGGAACTGTCAGATGAGGACAAAGCAACAAGATTCAATGACGCATTCAAGAAACTGACGGAATTGAATGCCAGCATACTGTTGAAGAACATAGCTTCCATAACAATGACAGACGGAACGGTTATAACTGACTCCGCTCACATAAAAGAATTCGTGGACAATGCTAACACAACACTGATCAAGGAAATTGAAACCAAACTAATGGATCTGAGGACCCAGGGTGCAGTGAAACCACTGAAACTGAAAGCGTCAGAAGAACAGATCAAGAAGGGTGCACCAGCTTCATACGAAGTACCGGTTACATTTGATACATCAAATTTTTTCGTATAACGTTACTGTCACAGTCGGACTCTGAAATCATGACAACCCTGAAAGACATGGAAAGTTCACAGAAGGAATTGAAACACGAGCTTGTTAAACTTTGTTGGTACATGAGGGGAGGACTTTCCTACTCGGAGGCATCGGCACTGTCACCAACCGAGCGAGAGATAATAGCACAATTGGTAAAAGATAACCTGGAAACTACCAAAAAAAGTGGTCAACCTTTCTTCTAAATCAATATATAATACTTTAATGGCAATAATCAAACTGTATAATTACTACTTGTATGTCTGAAAAAGACCTAGTCAAAGAACTTAAAGCCGAAATCGTTGAAATCACAAAAGACCGTGATGATGCCTTGGACAAAGTCAAAGGCAAGGAGTCACGAATGAAGCAAGTGCTGATCAAACTGGAACACTCCACACAGGACGTGCAGACAGTTGGACACAAGATAGGCGACCAGAACAAACTGATAGCGGATCTCCAGGCCAAGTTAGACACCAAGGACAAACTGTTAGACGAAGCACTGGAAAAAATAAAAGGCATACATGAAGACTCAACAGAAAAAACAGAACCAGAAGAGATCAAAACAGAAGACGACGAGTAGTCCACGAGAAGAAGTCATACGTTGGGTGAAAGAATTCGTCGAGGTCCCACATCCTATGTTCGCTGACTATCCACCATGCCCTTACGCCAAGCAGGCAAGGCTGGCCGGCAAGGTAGATTTCGTTGAACTGACGGACATGGAGCCAGATTCAAACATCTGGTGCAACATAGATCATTTTGATTTTGACAACAAGGACGTACTGGTGATCATAGCAGACGCAAAGAGATGGACCCCGCACTACACACAGAAATTGGCAGAACAACTGAACGGAACATACGCACACAAAGATTTATTAATAATGGAAGACCATCCCAAGCTCAAGGAACAGGTCAAGGACGTGAGCATGAATCAAGGCCGGTACACTTTACTATTAGTGCAGAGCAGGACCAAACTTAAAAAATTTGCCGATATACTGGAAAAGGGTGATTACTACAAGAACTGGTCTACAAAGTATCGGGAATCAGTGACTGGCACTTGGCGACATCCTGTAAAGTCTCGATCCTAGAATCCCTCCTACACAGACTCCTGTACAACTTCTTGTTGGTGCTCCATTCAGTGCCCGTCCACCATTCGAAGCCCCTGTAATTGGCCTTGTACTCTGAGCTAGTTTCATAGCCCGACCCCATGTAGAAGTAAGCTACGTAGTTCTCAGCGGCCCATTCCAGCTCCATGTCCAGTGTTATATCTGATATGGGAACTGTGTTGGCGTGTATGACGCTTTCCAGTCCCGCCAGGTCCGGGTAGTCATGCTGATTCAGGCTCTCGTAGTTGTCCTCTTGATATCTGTACAGCTTCTGTTTCGTGAATCCCAGTATGTTGTCCGCGGTCCCGGTGTAGAACAGCATGAATCTATCACGCCTGTGGTAGTGTGCGAATGGGTCGTAGTCCTGTGTGAATTTCTTCCTGGCCATGTACTGCTGGTAGATGTGCGGCAGTCCCAACAGCTTGACCATCTCGGATGCGTCAATTATTTTTATGCCTATCGGTTTGCCCTCCCACACGTGCCGCTTGTAGCGTGGTCGGTACTTCTGCATGTTGATCCGTGTGCTACGGCTCTGGTACCACACTTCCTTGAGATTGCCGACGGGGTGATCCAGCGCCAGCCAGCCCTTTTCCAACACCTCGGTGCTCTCGTCCTCGTCAACGACCGCCATGGGCCTGCATATCACGAGGTCATGGTTTTCCTGTTTGCCGTGAGTGTGATCAAAGAGTAGTTCCATGCTAATACTTAAGGTCATGCAAAAGATGACTTACAGTCATCTGAAACTTCGCTACGCTTGTTTCCTTTTCTTAACTTACGCTTTACGCACTAAAAAATAACGAAACGCATCTACGTAGTAGTGCGTCTCTGTGGTAGATGAGTAGTCACAATTCTGCTATTACTAGCAGAACTGATTGTAAACTCTGTGGTGAGTTCGCAGTCACTATACATCGCTACTCTCGTCGGGCGGTTGTGCTGTACCCGTTTGCTCATTCTATTACAACGCGAGCCTACCGGATCCTTGTATAATAGTATCTGGTAAACTTGAGGATTATCTTTTTCTAAGAGCCTCATCATTTTTGTATGGTGCATCAAGTGATTCACTTATCCCGTTATCCGGTGCATTTCACTGCTCACTGAGAAGATGCTATGTTTGCCTATGGGGAAATTTGTTTGCCTGGTGGAAGGATACTGTTGCCCTTCACTACTATATAACACAGATAAAAAGTTTGGGCAATCTTATTGAGTTTAAATACCACTATGCACTGGACGTACCAAGGGAAAGACATTTTAGAATTACCAGAGGACTATGTTGGATTTGTTTATCTGATAACAAATACAACCAACGGTAGGAAGTACATAGGCAAGAAACTTGCAAAATTCAAAAGATCAAAAGCACCCTTAAAGGGTAGACGCAACAGACGTAGGTACAAGGTCGAGAGTGACTGGCAGGAATACTACGGATCCAGCGATGACCTTACCATGGACATAAAAAGACTTGGTGCGGAGAACTTCACAAGGGAGATACTGTTCTACTGCAAATCAAAATCAGAACTATCATACGTGGAGGCACGAGAACAGTTCTCACGTAAAGTGTTAGAGACCAAAGATTACTACAATGGTCATATCCGTGTGAGAGTACACGGCAAGGGAATCCTTAAGTCATAAAAAAACCCCCAACTAATAGCCGAGGGTTTTAAAACTATAATTGTTAACGAAAATTACGCCGCTGTTTTTGCCGCGTTCTTAACTTCTTGTATTTCTTTTCTTCTTGCTTTGATCAGCTTCGAAAGATTTGCTAATGCTTTTCTGGCTCTTGTTGCCGAAGCTTTAACACCCTTTTCTACAAACTTTCCATTCTCTTCTGAATAAGTCTGTATCTCAGTCATGATCGATTCATGTGTTTCTTGTGACATATTTGTCCTTCCTTTGTTGTTCGTACGATAACATTAATTAACGTTAGTGTTATTAAAGCACGTAAGAACTGGTTTTGTCAAGTGAAAAATTATACAATAATGTCAACATCGTTGGCATAGTTGGTAAAGCCATTTTCTTTTACCACTTTTAGTACAGAATTCACCCTACTTACCAACTCATCTTTGTGAGAGATCAGGAAAATGTTTTTCTGTTGTGTTCTGCTCATGTCTTTCAACACTGCCATGGAACTCTCAACACCGGATATATCCATGCCGGCATCGATCAATTCATCTATGAACAATAAGTTGATCTGTTGATAAAGGCTTTCCCAAACATCTCTGAATGCCCAACTTAAACTTAAAATTAATCTGTTTCTCTCACCTCTGCTCAGGTTATCAAAGTCCAGTTCCCTGCCCAACTCTTCAATTGTGACAGACAAGTCGCTCTGGAATGTGACTGTGTGTGGCAGTTTGACCTTGCCTAGGAAATATGCTAGACGTTGATTTAAGTAAGATAAATTCTGTTCTATTATTCTTGTTCTTATGAATGAATCTTTTGCAGTTAGCAGTTTGTAAAGGAATTCCTGGTGTCTGTACAGATCCTCGAGATCATTAGCTTTCACGTAATTAACTTTTTGTATTGCGGATTTCTTCATCTCATCAACCTGCTCTGCATACGGATCTTCTTTGGCTTCATTCTGTTCCAACTGGCGTTTTAGATCCTGCAATGAACTCTTGTGGTTGTATGCTTCGTCCATTGTATCGTAGTAAGTGTCTGGTATGTTACCCAGCTCTCCTATTGCATCCACATCCTGCTGTATCTTTGTAAGATCACCTTTGAGTTTTGATGCATAATCCACAGATTCCGTTAGTGTTGTCTTAAGTTTTCCGACTAGGTGTTCGTGCTTGTCATCGTGCAGTTCCTGTTCACATGTGGGACACTTGGCCGCTTCTGCGAACTCCAGGTCCTTCTCTGTCTTGCCCACCGTGCTTTCTGCCTTGGTCAACGAATCTTCATGATACGCTTTCTCTTTCTCTAGGCTCCTCAGTGCGGTCTGCATCTCATTGTGTTTGGACAGTCTTTTGTGTGCATCCAGTTCTTTTACGATGTCTACCTTGTCCAGTTCCTCTATTGCTTCTGCAAAACTTCTAGCATCATCGTTTTTCTGTGTCTGCCAAGCACTGGATCTAATTTTTAAACTTTCAATGGTCTCCTGAATTTTTTCATTTGATGCGACCTTGGTGTCGATCATCATTTTCTCTTCCAGCAGTTCGGTTTTGGTTGCCTTCATTTTATCTTTAAGCAGATCTGCTTTCTGAGACAGTAAAGTTATGCCAAGCAACTGCTCTATGATCTCACGTTGTTCTGCCTGTTTGGTTGAAAGGAATGGCTGTGTGTATGTGTTCAGTGCGATTATGTTTTTGAACATGGCATGGGTCATGCCCATTAACTTGTTGATCTCTAATTGTGTTTCCTTGTTCTCGCCCTGTGCTTCGTTGGATTCTAAGTTCTGTTCAATATTGTTTGCATAGAACCTGAATATCTGTGGTTTCCTACCTCTTTCAATAGTGTAGGTGACCCCGTTCTTCATGAACTTGACACTCACTATCATGCCCTTCTCATTGGTCTTGTTGACAAGGTTATCTCTTCTGATGTTTGTTAATGCTTCGCCAAAGAACACATACGATAGTGCATTGATGATTGTGGTCTTACCGGTACCATTCCTAGCACCTGCGTCATCACCACCCAAATCCATGTTCTCACCGATGACCAGTACCAGACTTTTGTCAGTAAAATTTATAGCCTGGACCTGATTGCCCACGCTCATGAAGTTTTTAACTGTAAGTTCTTTAATCGTCAGCATGTATTTTTTCCATTAGTTTACGCCATCTTTTGTAGCCAGATATCCAGACACTATGTGGAGTGTCTTTGTCTGATACATTTGAATTCCATTTCTTTGTAGGGAGCTTCTTTAAAATATCCCAGAATTTCTTCTTGCTAATTTGTGACATCTAGATCGTTGTAAATTGCTGTTAATATGTTTTTGTCGTATGTTTCCGAATCTACCCCTTGCAGTTGTGAGATAACGATCTGGTCCACACTGTCAAACTTCTGCACTTCCACTAGTGGCTGTTGTGCATTGTCCACCTGTTCGGGGATCAGTTGTAGTTCTCTTAAACTGTACTTGTCTATGAATGTTTCCCTGATAAAGTTTGCTTCTTCGTATGATATCTTCACATCAAGTGTAACTCTCACATACATCTTTGGTTTTAAATATTTCTCCGGGTCTTCCAATAACTCACTTATTTTTATTGTGATATATCTTGGCATATCTGGCCAGTTTATATATTTGGGCTCACCACCCCACTCCAGTATCATCATTCCTCTGTCTTCGTCCCAGGCATCTGCGTAGTTGTGGGGAAACGCATTACCCATGTAGGTCACATTTTTCATCTGTTGTCTCTTATGGAAGTGTCCTGAGAACACTTTACCGCAACCTGCAAAATGATCTGTTTTGATGGTGCCAACATCTGGCATCTCTACCATGGCATTCATCTTGAAGTATGGCAGTTCAAAGTGTCCAAACACATACTTCTGTGTCATCTTCTCAATCTTTTTATATTCGTCTTCCACGATCCATGGAAGTATAGCAACGTCATCCTCAACCAACCATTCGTTGACGATGTGTATGTTGGGAATATTCCTGATGTATTCCATGGAATTGATTTCTCTTTTCTCCCTGTAATATAAATCATGATTCCCCATGATGACATAGACTTTCTCGAATGCCGCACCCAGTCGTTCCATGTTTGACACTGTGTAGTTCATTGTGGAAACATTGGTTGCTGATCTGTGATGGTGCCAGTCGCCTAGGAATATGCAGGTCTCACAACCCTCTGCCTTGGCCTGCTCTATGAACCATTTCACAAATGCTTCGCAGTCATCATTGTGTACCCTGGAGTTACCCTTAAGGCCAAAATGTATGTCCGTGAAACAAGCGACTTTTTTAAAGAATGCCATGTGTTACCATTTCTTCTTTACAGTTGCTTTGTGATTGGTCAAGTCTAACTTGTTCTTGAACTTGACTGTATCTAAATCATCTTTCATGTTGATTTTGCCTTTTTTCTTTAATATCTTGTTCAGTTTTACAAGTCCTGTTTTATTAACAGCATGTACGTCGCCATGCACAGTCTTCATCATCTCCTTGTATGAAGGTGCACTGGTGGCGTTCTCATTCTGTCTTGTGAAACTTGGCATCATGTTGTTGTATTCTAGAAGGTCATCTCTGATTGACTGGTTCTTCTTCTCGATGTTCAGTATCCTTGTGAATGAATTTGTGATGGCCGCTGTGTAGTATGCAAATGGATTGTCAGACTTTGATTCATCGAACTGTAGACCTATCTGTGACAGTTGCATCAGTGCTTGTGATTGCATCTCGTCGTTGTAGGTGTAACCTCTCCAGTTTGATCTGGTTCCATATCTCTCACACAACTTCATGTACATCATGGCCAGGGTGTTGGTCATCTTGCCATGGTTACACGAGAAGTGTCCGTTGTCCATGCCGCCTATCCAGTGTGATTTTCCTACGCACTGTGGTTTAGTTTTTTCGTCAAGCCTGTAGTGTTGGAATGGTGGGAAGTTCACTTTTGCATGGTGATCTGAAGTCTGCTTGGGATTCTTCTTTCTCCCGCTGTCCAATGGCACATGATCATACATCATGACTCTGAACACTAGATCCGTTTTGTCTATCTTCCTAGGTGATACTGTGTAGTCCACTAACTTAATTTTCTTCAGTCCTGATGCTTTCGCCGCCTCCCATGCTTCCTGCGTCAGTCTCTTGGCCTTGGCCTTCCTGGCCATTGCTATTGCGTTGGCATTGATCTTCTTTAGATTGGGTACTATCAGATCAAACTGTGCATCCTCGACAGCAACATGTGAACAGTAGGTGTTCTTGCTGGCATGTATCTGTAACAGTAGATCACGGTTGTTTAGGTACTTTACTCTCTTCATTGTTTCTCCAGTAATGTTAATGTAAAATGACCACAAACAGGTCTGTTGATCTGTGCCGTATGGTTAATTAAGTGTGCCTAAAATAATGCCTATAAATATAGTTTAAGTATACAAAAATTTACAAAGGAAAGCAACCATTAAGATGGCATACGGACAAACAGGAAAACAAATTGGTAAGATAGTAAAGGATGTGGGATCGGGCATATTCAACAGGACACTGGGCAGGCTGTTCGGTTCTGGCATTTCTGCCAACAACAATCACATAAAACGGGCAACTGCTCGTTGGAGCGGCAGGGCTGACAATCAAGACTGGCGTGTGAAACTGACAGTACCAACAAATGGTGCGGCATTGAATGATTTTTTTGACTTTCAGAACAATCCACTGATGTCACCGTTGGCAGGTATTAATGGTATGTTCTGGCCGTTGACACCATCTATGGTGATACAGCATTCAGCAAACTACAACGCACTGGCACAGACACACAGCAACTACCCATTCCAGGCATACCAGAATTCACAAGTGGACTCCTTGAACATAATCGGAGAGTTCCCTGTACAGAATCAGCAGGACGCACAGCACTGGGTAGCAACAGTGAACTTCCTGAGGACAGCTACCAAGATGTTCTTTGGAGCAGACAACGATAAGCTGAAAGGCAATCCTCCACCAATACTTCATTTGTCTGGATACGGAGCCCACATGTTCCAGAAGATACCAGTGGTGCTGAACTCTTTCAACGTTGAACTTAGATCGGGAATAGATTACATATCAACAAAGCAAGAGGCCACGCCTTTCCAGAGCAGTCCACAAAACGTACACTTTGACTTGAGCCAAACAGAGGAGCAGACATGGGCACCAACACTGTCAAACATATCAGTACTAGTGACACCTATCTACTCCAGGGAGTCTATCAAGAACTTCTCAATGAAAGATTTCGTACAGGGAAAATTAAACGGCAAGGGTAGCAACGAGGTAGGATTTATCTAATGGCCAAGTATTCATCAACATCACCTTACTTCGCAACACCGCAGAACAATATCAATCTAGAGACATTCATACCAAGACCGATAACTTCTGAGGAGGACGATCAAAGTTACACAATAGAGAGGACATACGCATACAGACCAGATCTTTTGGCATATGACCTTTACGGTTCACCGAGACTGTGGTGGGTGTTCGCACAACGTAATCCAGACGAGATCGAAGATCCCATTTATGATTTCAAACCAGGCGTGACCATCAAGTTACCTAAGCCTGGAAACATATCCAGCGACCTAGGTATATAGGATGGCAGTTAATGATATAGCCGCCGCGTATAGAGCCAGGCAGTCTGGATCCTTTGAGCTACCAAACCCGCTTCACAAGTACGCTTCCTACAACGCACTGTTCACACTGTCGGCACTGACAGAAGGACAGATCAAATCTGGAAGTTATCTCACTGACACAAAATTATACAGTGTGATTGCAAGGTCCGCCGGTATAGGGCCAACCGGCAACCAACACGCATTCAGGGATGACGAGATCAAAAGATTCGAGGAGGCCGGTCCAGGCATACAGAACAGAATTGAGATAGACAACCAAAAGAAACAGTACGAGGGGTACGAGGGTAGCATAGATCTACTACAAGCAAATCATGACATATTCTTCGAGAACATCAACATACTGTCCACGATAGGACCCAACAACGAGAGGAACCTTGCCAACTTCACCAAGATGGAGTTTGAAATGCATGAGCCCTATGGGGTCACACTTATTGAAAAGATCAGGGCCGCCACATTCCTTGCAGGATATCTTGACTACCAAGACGCACCACTGTTGCTGACGATAGAATTCAGGGGATTTGACGAGAACGGCAATACACTCAAACAGGGCATGTCCGAGACCAGGAAGATACCGATCTTGATAGCCAAGGTGGACTTTGACGTCAATGAGGGTGGAGCCCGGTACAGCATCGTTGCGGTGCCTTATGGTGACTTGGGATTTGATGACAGGTTCAAGGTGGCGAGGACACAATTTGATCTTACCTCAAGTTATTTTCTAGGTAAAGATGGATGGAAAGAAAAAATGGAAGAGGGACTTGCGGACCAGATGACACAGGAGATAGAAGAGAAAGCTCGTCTCTATGAGGACAAGTACCAGTTTGAAATAGAGGATGGTCTGCTCTCCAATCTGGGCGACTACGTCACCGATGAAGATATATCCATACATGGTGGGAATACAGTTGCAGTGGAGCACAGGAATCTTGCACAGGGATTCCAGGCCGCCTCTAGTTCGATATACTCTGGCCAGACACAGCAGGTGGACAGTGGTACAACAGTGATCAAGGCATTCGAGGACTTCTTACTGGCCCGTCCAGGATTTTTTGACCTGGCCAGGGACTTCTGGAGAGCATACCTGACCATGGCCGGATATCCGGTGCCGAATGGCAAGGGCAAAGATCAAGAAGCAAAGAGGACCAGGTTCATACAGGATCTGTTAACAGACGAGTCCAAATCAAGGGAGTTGCAAGCGGTCCTGCTCAAACACCAGTACGTGCCTTGGTTCAAGATCAAGTCCACGGTGTTCACGCAAACTCGTCAAGGCATAGACCCGATAACCAAGATGCACCCCAAGAAGATAGTGTACAAGGCCATACCCTACAAGATACACGTGTTGAAACTGCTGTCAACTGGATTCAGCATAGGATCAGTGGATTGGTCCAAGTTGGTCAGGAAGAACTATGACTACATCTACACAGGTGAAAACCAAGACGTGCAGAATCTTAGAATAAATTACAAGACTGCCTACTACATGAGGAATGTGAGGGGTGACGACAAATCAGAAAACGAGAGTGCAATTCAAAAAGCCGTCAGGGCTACCACGAACTTGGTCTTTGGTAGGGAACAAGCACCGGAACCACTTTTGCCACTGCGAAACTACCCATCCAACATCAAGGGAAGATCGACGGTGGAAGTCACTGGTCGGAAAGGTGGCCACAAGGTACAGGAGTTCTTTGATTACCTCGTGAATCCCACAGCGGACATGATGAGGATAGAGCTTGACATACTAGGTGATCCACACTTCCTTTGCCAGGACGTGTTCACCACCCTGAAAGAGATTAACGACAAGAAGACCGATAGATTGATCAGGATTGACTCGGACTTCGATGAAAATCAGTTTGGCAGTTTCAACGCTGATCAATACATGCCTATGATAAATCTAAGGTACAGGCTACCCACTGACATCCTGGACGACCAGGGCACCATGTTTGGTGACGGTCAGACCGTGCAGGACAACCTGTTCTTCAACGGGATCTACCAGGTGTACAAGGTGGAATCGAAGTTTGACACTGGCCAGTTCCTACAGACGCTGTTCTGTGTACGGATGAACAACCAACAAGGTCAGGGACTTGCACCCTCTGTGATTAATACCGTGAACAGATACACCAACGATAATGCATTAGACATAAGAAAAAAAAATAAAGATAAAGAAAATTTAATAAAGAAGCGGAAAGATGATGACAAGGATTTAGACAAGTATATTAATAATAACCCCTTAAACATATCGCCTTAAACATATCGGGATAAAATAACATATGGCATACAAAGATCAACGAGGATTTACTGATTCACATGACAACCAGAAGACTTTCAGTGAGAAGTTCATTGATGACAATTCTGGTCCGTACGTGGCAACGGTCAAATTCACAATAGATCCGGAGAAGATGGGCAGACTGGGGGTCAACATACCTGCACTGTCCAAGACCACTAATCCAACAGCGAAACAGATAACATGGTGCAATTACCTGTCACCGTTCTACGGAGTCAAGTCACTGAAAAGTGTTGACAAGACAGATCCGTATGATTACAACTCCAGCCAGACCAGTTACGGTATGTGGATGGTACCACCAGACATAGATACCACGGTCTTGGTAATATTCGCCAAAGGGGACAGGGGTAGACTGACCGCATTCTGGATGGGGTGTGTACAGGAACCACATGCCAATCAACAGGTGCCGGGACACGGAGCATCAACAGAGACAGCTATAAAGAGTGACGGAGGTGACTTCTCATCAAGCAAGGAAGACTTGTATGGTACAGATTTTCTGCCTACTGGCGAGAAGAACAGGCAGGTAGTCAGTAAAGAAAATTTAGATCAGGTGAAATATCCTGTGAATGATATTTTAGCAGACCAGCTTATGAAACAAGGTCTTGTACAAGACAATGTTAGGGGGACAACATCGAGTTCAGCACGTAGGGAATCTCCCAGTGCTGTGTTTGGCATAAGCACCCCGGGACGTGTTAGAACAGATTCACGACAACCGACTATAGGACTTGACGGGGGGTCGGAGAAGGTGGACAGAGATCATGGACACAGTTTCGTCATGGACGACGGTGCAGTGAACGGTTCTAACCAACTTACTAGGATCAGGACAGCATCTGGACATCAGTTGCTGATGCATGACACGGACGGCATAGTTTACATTGCCAATGGTTCGGGTAACGCATGGATAGAGATGAACAGGGACGGCAAGATAGATCTTTACTCAGGAGTGGGTGGGATAAACATCAGGACACAGGGTGACTTCAACCTACACAGCGATGCCAACATAAACATGCACGCCGCGGGATCCATAAGGATGGGTGCGGAGACGGACATGGTACAGTCGGCCTCGGCCATGTTCAACCTCGGAGACAAGGGAATATTTAACGCCTCACATGCAGGATCCATAAGGGACTATGCAAGGGATGGCTTATCATCATTCACAGAAGGTGTGCAACTGCACGGAGCCGGTGGAGCAATACACCTGGCAGGATCGCAGGTACACATGAACTCAACAAGTGCGAGCTCATCATGGGGACCAACATGGCTGACCACAGACAAGGTGGGAATGACGCCCAGGGAAGAGGGTGACGTGGAACTGGCCAACAAAGGCGTAAAACCACTGCAATCTTTCACTAAGAAAACAAAGACCACAGTACACAGGTTCGTCACACACGAACCAATGCCAAGATTCAAAGCATTCACTTCGGAAGGACACCTACCAAGCTCGGATCCACTGGGCGATCGTCTGGACACCAAACAGTGGTACAGGCTTTCCAGCACACCAGGTACAGTGGAGTACATGGAACAGAAAAATAGGATATCAGCCATAGAGAGCATCAGGCTTGGTCAGTTCCAGGCAGACTCGGAGAGATATCTCAAAGAGAAGATGGGCAATTCCACAAATGCTATCAAGGCACGAGAGTTTGTGACAGAATTTGGAAACAACTATGACAAGACATTCAACGTACTAAACCAGGCCAAGGGCACGTTCAAAGATATAGAAAGCATATCCAACAAATTGAAGAACTTCAACGTCAACGACACAATAGCCAGTGTCAAATCCAATGTAACGACACAGCTGACCAACCAGGTGATAGAAAGCATATCCGGAAATGGTGCGGTGCAGTTGTTCAAGGACAACGTGTTCGTCAACAATGCCGGGAAGTTGTTCTCACTGGGGAGCAGTAGAGCAGGAAACGTTTTAGATGAATTTGGGACAAGTGGAAACGTATATGGCACAGGTCTAAATGACGTGTTGAAAAATGTACAGGGCATAACAGGAAACCTAAACATTGGAAACATTGGATCAGTGGCAAACGACATAAGCACGGTCACAAACGTGTACAAGAATGTCATGGCAGGTAACATCACAAACGTGTTAACGTCATCTAGCATAGCAAGTACGGCATCAAAATTCTTCAAACACAGTGGTTACGGTCCCAGCTTCCAGGCGTCGGGATTCTCCACGTTGATGAAGTCAGTCGGGGGAATCTCTCTTGGTGGAACAGGAGCCTTCGCATCATTGGGTTCGTTGGGAAGTTCCATAGCCAGCAGTGGAATTGGAACGGCCGTAGGCAGTTTCTTCTCAGGATTTAAATTCAGTGACATCAGACTCAAGGAAGACGTGCAATTAGTTGGCAAGTCACCCTCGGGCATCAACATATATTCGTTTAAATACAAACAGTCAGCAGGAACATACGAGGGTGTGATGGCACAGGAAGTTCCATGGGCGAGAGAAATGACAGACACAGGATTCTACATGGTAGATTACAGCAAGGTGGATGTTGAATTTAGGAGATTGAACTAATGGCATACGGTGGCAGTAGCGGTGGCGGAAGTGGCTCAGGCAACTCGATAACCTTCAAGGGGTTCAGTTCCAGGGCGGACAAGAAGAACTTCAAGCTGTACGACTTTGAAGTGGCCAAACAGGATCTAATCAACAGGTTGAGCATACGTAAGGGCGAGAGGGTGGAGAATCCAGAATTTGGCACTATAATATACGATGCACTGTTCGAACCATTCACAGATGCACTCAAAGATGCCATTGTCGAGGACATCACAGCCAATCTAAACGCAGATCCACGTATCTCCACAGAGGAAATAGTGGTATCTGAAGTGGATCACGGCATAGCCATACAGGCAACTATCACGTATGTTCCCTTGAACATAACTGAAAAATTACAATTCAACTTTGATGAGAACTCACTGTTGCGCCTATCTTAAAGTACGCACATTTCCTAACACATAAATATCGTTGTTAACACATTGATACATTATGGCCACAACAGACAGACAAAACAGATTACTAGTTGCCGAAGATTGGAGGAAGATCTACCAGTCATTCCAGCAGGCAGATTTCAAGAGTTACGACTTCGAGACACTTCGAAGGACCATGGTGGCATACCTACGTGAGAACTACCCAGATGATTTCAACGACTTCGTGGAAAGTTCTGAATATGTTGCACTTATAGATTTGATCGCTTATGTGGCTCAGGCACTTTCATTCAGAGTAGATTTAAACGCTAGGGAAAATTTCCTTGAAACAGCCGAGAGAAGAAATTCGGTGTTGAGGTTGGCAAGACTGATCAACTACAATGCAAAGAGAAATCTACCAGCAACAGGACTTCTAAAAATCGATTCTATATCTACAACACAGGACGTTGCAGATTCAACAGGAACCAATCTTGCTAACTCCACAGTGATCTGGAATGATAGTGCAAACTCAAATTACAGAGAACAGTTCACATCAATACTGAACGCGGCCAACCAGACAGGACAACTATTCGGCAGTCCCAGGGAGTCAGGAGCGATAGGCGGTATATCAACAGAGGTGTACACATTAAGTTCCAACCAGACTGACCTACCAATATTCAACTTTACAAAAAGTGTGGGAGGAACCTCTAGGCAATTTGAAGTAGTACCAAGTTCGATAAACAATTCGGAATCGATATATGAAGCAGATCCTGTAGTAGGATCTGGGTTAACATACACATACAGATCAGATGGATCCGGTGACAGTTCTAACAACACAGGATTCTTCTTCCTTTTCAAACAAGGAAGTTTACAAAGCATAGACTTTAGTGTAGCAACATCCGTAACGAACTACGTGTACTCGTTAGCGGCAACAGACATCAACGATACTGATGTGTGGTTGTACCAGTTGGACCAGTTTGGACAGCTATCAAAAAAATGGACTATGGTACCATCACTGGCAGGAAACAATGCAATATACAACTCACTGTCAAAAGCAGAGAGAGACACTTACAATGTTGTGACTAAAAACAACGATTCTGTTGACCTTGTGTTTGGAGACGGCAATTTTTCAAATATTCCATTAGGTTCGTTCAGAGCATATCACAGGACTAGTGACAATGCCAAGTTCGCTATACAACCAGCTGACATGCAGAATGTACAAGTCACAATACCATACACGGACAGCAATGGTGCACAACAGACACTGACAATAACAATGGGTTTGAAATCATCTGTGTACAACAGTGCCGCAACAGAATCAAACGCTTCGATCAAGGAAAAGGCCGCACAGGTTTATTATTCACAGAACAGAATGATCACTGCCGAGGACTACCAGGTCGTGCCACTTTCAGCATCACAGGAAATAGTCAAAGTACGATCAGTGAACAGATCAGCATCAGGCATATCAAGGGCCAAGGAAGTGCTAGATCCGACAGGTGCATACTCAAACGTGAACGTGTTCGCGGAAGACGGAATTTTATACAGAGATGAAAGTATACAGCAGTTCACATTCGCATTCAACAACAGGAGTGAGATACAGTCAACTATAGACACATCGGTTGAAGCAAAATTAAAAGAAGCATATGCCAGACAGTTCTATTACCTGAAGTACGCTACCAAGGACCTGAGCAGTCTGAGTGCAACTTGGAATTCTACAACAACAGGAACAAACACCAACACGGGTTACTTCACGTCAGGAGGTGCACTGGTTGTTGGAGATTCCGCAACATCAAATTTGAAATATGCAAAAGTAGGTGCACTGATTAAATTCACATCACCCGACACCAGAGAATTTTTAAACGACAAGTTAGTAACAGCAGGTACAGATAACGCAGAGGACAGGGCATGGGCCAAGATAGGTGCAGTTGTTTTAGATGGAGCCAATGGGGGTGTAGGAAATCTTGAAGATGGCACAGGACCAATAACGATCAACGACATAATACCAGATGGATCTGTGATAAATGCAGTGATACCAGCTTTCACAACATCATTCTCAGCAACTTTGGAAGCAGACATGGTTAACAGGATAGAGGCATTTGAAGAATTTGGATTGAGGTATGATCAAGATTCGCAGGAATTTAAAGTTATCACATCAACAAATTTAAGCACGAACGATATTTTTGCCACTGCAGGTGCAGGAAGTACAACAGGCACAAATCTAGATGCCAGTTGGTTTTTCAAGTTCACTAATGATGGGAACACATATACGGTACAGTACAGGAAATTAGATTACATATTTGAATCAGAGTCACAGAACAAATTTCATTATGATGTACAAGAAAAAATTTACGACTACAAGACAGGAAAAAGTGTTAAGGACACTGTGAAGATCCTAAAGATAAACTCTATCGTTTCAACAGGCAAAAGCATAGGTTATCCAATCACATGGCAGGTTGTGGACACAGTGACGGAAGCAGATGGCTTCCAGGACAACAGGAAGATCAAGGTCGGCTTCTTTGACGACGACGACGACGGAGTTGTTGACAATCCGGAAATATTTGACATAGTGGTAGAACCGGACACTTCAGTTTCTACTAAATTTGTGTTCTTTGAAAAGTACATTTCTTACGATACCATAGAGAGATACAGATTCTATGCCGCAACAAATTTCATTGTGACCGAGAACGAAACAGATATAAACGTAAACAGCACTGCGTACACAGACGGCCAGTTGTTTTATTTCTATGACAGTGCAGAGGACGTGATCAAGAAATACAGCACAACCACGAACACACTGACAACAAACACAGATTACATAGTGAGGAGAGGCCGTAGTTCTATCAGCTTCCAGTACAGACACAACGCTGGACAGGAAACAAGGATAGATCCAAGTGTGTCAAACATCGTTGACATATACATGTTGGAAAGAACATACGATAACTTATTTAGAATATGGTTACAAGATAGCGGAGTCAAACCAGCCGCTTCAACTTCAGACCAGATGAGGATATCTTACTCGGGTACATTAAACCCATTGAAATCATTATCGGACCAGATAGTTTATCACCCAGTGAAATACAAGATACTTTTTGGTTCAAACGCAGACGAAGAACTACAAGCAACATTCAAAGTAGTCAAGAACACAAAAACAAACGTCACGGACGCAGTGATCAAGACAAGAGTGATTGCCGCAATCAACGAATTCTTTGCACTAGACAACTGGGATTTTGGAGATGCATTTTACTTCACAGAATTAGCCGCTTATGTACACAACCAACTTGCTCCAGACTTACTGACAGCAGTTA